CTACTTGTTAAACAAGTCCATAGCCGTTTTTTTTGCTTTATCAGCTATATCGATGTAGGGCTTCATGCTCTTGTAATCGGAGTGTCCGGTCCACTTCATCACAACGTTTGGGGCAATTCCAAGCATCAGCGCATTGCATATAAATGTACGCCTTCCGCTGTGCGTTCCGACCATCTGCCATTTTTCTTTCGTTTTCTCTATTTTCTTTCCACCTATATAATATATATCTGTCAGTTTCTCGTTGATGCCGCATTGGCGGCACACCTCCTTGATATATACGTTCATTTTTTGGTTGGAGATGACTGGTAGAGCCTTGTCTGTATCGTTGTCCGCATAACGCTGTAAGATTGTTCGTGAGTAGTTGTTCAACTCTATTGTTATCTTGTCGTTTGTCTTTTGCGTGGTTATGTGTATCGCATCATCGTATATGTCTGTCTTTCTAAGTGCAGCTGCATCGGAATAGCGCAAGGAAGTGAAGCAGCAAAAACAGAATATATCGCGTGTTCGTGACAGGTATGGCTGCTCGAACTTGTGGTTATACACTTTCATAAGTTCCTCCCATGTAAGAAATACCACATTGCGGTTAGCACGTTTTAGATGCGTTTTCTGTGCAGTAAAGGAGATGTCTGTCAACAAACCCTTAGCCACAAGCCAGCGAAAAAACCACTTGGACATTGACAGCTTCTTCTTGGTCGTTTCGTTTTGGTGTCCGAGGTCTGTTTGGAATACTGCAAACCTGTCAAGTGTTTCGGGATTGATTCTTTCTATGCTCATATCGTAATCGAACATCTTCCATTCTTGCAGTAGCTTCCTGTGCTTGTATATTACGCTCTTGCCCCAATGGCACAATTTGCCCTGTTCGTTGATATAGTCCTCGTATAGGTCGAAGAAGTTGTTATCTGATGCAGTTGCTTTCTCACGATTGAACTCCTTGTCAAGCGCAGCCTTGAAGTCCTCTGTTGTAGGTGACTCCTTGAATGAGTTGGCAACGGATTGTATTGTCTCCTCATACCTCTGTATCTCTGCATTTATCTTAATTGCAGGCGTAAAGCTCTTCCCGTGAGTGGTATTGCGCTTGCACCGCTGCATGGCCATGTCCCATTTGCTCTTGTCAACATGGAAACCGAGCGAATAGGAAAACTTGCGCTTATTATATGTTATGAACACGCGGAGAGAGCCGCGCGCGTCAACTGCAAAGGTGTATACGTATTTCATTTGTTCTCCTCTTTGTCATTTTTCAATATTGCATTCTGTTCAAGCATTCTGAAATCTTCCTCCGTGTTAGTATCCTTCAATACTTTAAGCTGCTCTTTTGCCATCTTGTGTAAGATTTGCATTCTCGTTTCTCGTTGCAGTTCCTGCTTTAATAATTCGGAGTTCATACTTTCAATATTTGATAACACAACCAGCTGATTTATTGTGGCTGTATCACGTAGATTAAGCCCTTTCTTTGCCAATTCTGGATTTGCGGTGCGCCAATCTTCTGCGGTACACCCAAACAATATAATATTTAGCATATCGGCCTCGGACGCATATATCAAACGTTCCTTGTATTTTGAGATATTGTACTTAGGTATAAGCGATTTTATTGCGTTTGTGTGAATAGAATAGTTCGTTTTTGCAAGCAATCGTTTAACGTTCCATTTTTCAAGCAAAGGATTGCTTTCTTTCTCTCGAAGTCTCTGGTATTCTTGTACAATATATAATTGGAAAATAGGGCTTATCCACATTCCAAAATTAAACGCAATATCCTTATGCGCGTATGTTCCTCCGTATCTTCCAGCTTTCGCAAAAACACCAATAGCGTTAGTTTTATTACACAATTCTTTTACACTTATTTTGAAGTTGTTTAATCCAGCTTTCGATTTAATTATGGCGAATTCGCCATAATTAAAATTGGGGTTGTGTAATTGCTCCCATGCTCCTATATATTCAAGTGTGTTCCTATTGCGAAGCCAATCGGTAACAAAGAAATCTCCTTCCTTTGACCTTATCATATCTGTAATACAAATGTAGTCATTATCACGTTCCTGCAACATTACAGATATTTCATTCCCTTGTACTATTATTTTTCTTGTCTTAGTCATAATCGTTTTCTTTTGTTTGTTAATTTATAATGTTCCGCGCGCGTCAACTGCAAAGGTGTATACGTATTTCATATCATTATTATTTTTGCTCGTGTTCTTGTAGCCCTACCGATTTCAGTAGGGCTACAAGTAAAAAATCTATTGCAGTTCTCAATCTCCGAACTTCATCGAATAGACCACTCTGTACAGCCTTATGACTTTAGATTTCGGCACATTTTGATTCTCGAATACGCTGTCCTCGTTAATCCTCCTGCACTCGTAGTAATCTCCTCGGTCGTATATTCGTCTGAACAAAAAACCAAAATCACTTGTATCAACTACCATTGCAGCACCTTGCACAATGTCCGAATTACTCCTCATGTGTTCAAGTGCGAGGACTTCTCCGAGTTTATATTCGGGCAGCATCGCGTCTTGCCGAATTGTATAGTAGAAGTCAATAGATGTGTAGGGCGGTATAGTTGGAATGTATTGCAGTTTCAGCGTCTTGTCCTCCTTAATCGCAGAATACACGTCTGTATCAGGCTGTGTGGCGAGCTGCTTCGTAACGACTGGCTTATATATGATTTCTTTGTGATTATCGCCTTCATTTTCCTCTCGCGTGCGCGTGCGCGCGTTCATAATAGTTATATTGTTTCCGATGGCGTTATCTCCATAGGTGTTGTTGCTCTCTATGTTGGTTGTAGATTGGTCGCGAAGCATCTCGCCTTCTCCAGTTAGGAGCCAGTATTGAGAAAGGCCAAATTTCTCAGATAATTTATTCGCTACTTTTTTACCAACTTCCTTTTTGCCATTTATTAGTTGGCTTATATATGGCTGGCTGACGCCTAATTCCTTAGATAAGACGTCTTGCTTAATTCCTATTGAATAAAAATAATCCTTTAACTTTTCAAGATGGTTGTATTTCATAATGCTCAGTATTTGAATGTTTCGTTGATAGATCTTGATTCCATATATATAATAAACTCTTTGTCCCGTTTAATTATATCCTGCCAATGTCGCAAGTTTTTCTGCCTTTCGTGCTCGTCTATATATGTTCTTTTATTTACTGGTTCTAATAATCTCTCATGATGCTCTTTCATTCTTGCATCAATTAGGTTGCACATTCTGATAAATTCATCGGTGTTAATTATGATGTCATTTTCGTTGTCAACGGCATTATTAAGACAGCTTATAGCGCGTTGCTTGCGCTTGTAAAATTCAGCCTTATCTGTCTTTGTGTTGAAATGATACCTTATATTCAATACAGCATCACACACATTTATTATTGCATGATATCTTTTTTCTCTATTAAGCGAAATACATAATCTTGTTGCTGCATATCCTGTATTATGTCCATTAAGTAACGCAAGACGTGCATATTTTATAACCTCGCTGTTATATTTTTCTTTTTTGCTTTTCCTGTAGGCTTCCATTAAATTGATATATATCATTTCGTTGCTGGGGTTCTTTTCTGATAATATCTCACCTAACCGTATTGCCTCGTCTAATTCATTGTTGGTAATAAGATGGGACAGATAAAGGAAATTATCCTTTCCCATCCACTCTTGATACCCGTATTCAATCGATTTTTTTATTGTTTCCATGAAAAATCAAAATAAAATATTACTTTTCCGTTATTTTTCTTTGTTGTATTACTTTTTAGTTATATCTTTGCAACGCAATTAAGAAACAAAGTAATAAATAACGCTGCAAAACAGATTGCAAATATAACAAATAAAAACAATGAAGAAAGCGATATACAAGAAAGATATAAAGGCCATGGTAAAAAAATTCGGCCTTGACGAGTTCGAAGCTCGCGAGGTTGAGATAATGGCCGAGAGCATCAACGAAGAAAAAGGAGGAATATGCGATGCTATTCAATCGCCCCTCCTCTACGGAACGTCTTGTAAAACTGAAATGAGTGCTGTGAGTGCGCTCATCGTTTACTTCGGAAAGAAAGTAAACGAGGACAACAAATTGCAAGAAACAACTTGGAAGCTTTCAAAGCTTCTAAAATGTAGCTCTTACAACTTACAACAGTGGTTCAAGGGGTTCGCTTGCAACAAGAACCGTTTTGGACAGTTTGTAGAATGTTCTGATACATACGGACTTAATTACTTGGAAATCGCATAAACAAGGTAATGGGCGGTCTAACCAGCCGCCCGCAAGAAATATATTTATGGCTAAAGGTAGTGGAAATACAAGAAGTAGTAGACCTTCATCACAGTCTAATTTTAATAGTGTATTACTGGAGAAGATAATACAGAGAAATAAGTTCATGATGAATAAAGAGTCTATCACAGAATACGTTAATAATTCTCTGAAAGAAGGCAAATCAGAAAAAGAAATACTTGACAAATGGTATTACAGTGACAAGTCTTCTGCCCCTACATCAGGTGGTACAAGAACATATCTTACAAAGAATGGTAATTATGAAGTCAATGTTGAGGTGAGCGGAACATACCGTGCTGCTCCAGGACGAAAAGCCGTAAAGGACAAGACACGTACTGTTACAATCAAGAAAGATGGAAATATCATCTATAATAGAAATCTAACCAAGGATACAATGAAGGAATACAGAAGAGAGTTCAACAAGATGTGGGAATAATCAAAAATTGCCCATGAGTGCAAAGTGTTGCATTTAACTCGCGAACTCAAAAGTCAAGCAGCCAAGGCGAGGGGCTGGCAGCTCGGAAAGACGGGCAAACGCAGGTGATAGGCCGTTAATCGGATAGACGGCAGAAGATAGTACATTGGACTCGCTACCATTACGATGCTGGATAGCCCTTTGTAGCGCGTTCGGTCTTGTGAAACGTTAGGACATTAGCTGGTTCGACTCCAGCCGCCTGCACTGAAACTAATATACAACTAAAAGAATAAAGGTATGACAGACATCTTAATGACAGAGAACGAGAAACGCAGATACGAACGTCAAAAGCGTGTAGTATGCTCGTTCTTGGAGCTAAAACAAAAATACCCGACAGCCGCAAAATGGCGACTTATGCAGGTAATATCGAAGAATGAGAATATATCAACTCAGGCAGTAAGGAATATGCTGCTTAAAAAAGGAATTGTAACTAAAAGAATACGATGATAAAGTGGTTGTGTTTCTCCTTAATCGTTGTACTTGATTTTATCGCTTGTGCAATGATGTGCGTATCAACTGGACACGGTTGTATAACGCTGTACGACATGATACCATTCTGCGGTATATCACTATTCATCGCGACAGCAATTATCGCGGTGTGCGTATACAGGGCTGGAATGTTCCCTGATTGCGTGCAAACACTGATAAAATTGTCTTTGGAGGATTGCTAAAATGGACACGAAACAGACTGGCAAGATAAAAGCCATAGAGCGCAAGGCTTACGAAGTATACAAAGAAATAGATGCTCTCGTAGGCCAGCTGCAAAGAGAAAAGGTAGGCTGGGAGGAAATAGAAGAGCTAAAGTCCGCGCGCAACACATCATGTAATGTAGTTGACGCCCTGCAATATGTCAGGGAAGAGTTTGGCAGTAATGATTACGAGCTATGATGACGGAAAAAGACAAAGAACTGATTCGGAGAGCGAAGTCGTACACTTACCTTGACAGCATAAAGGTGTTCGACATGGCAAAAGAAGCAGATACGGAAGAAGCGAAGAAAGAATTAAAACTGATTGGTTCAACGCTGTATCACGAGGAAGAGTGGCACGCGGGGCTATTATAACAACACATAACAACACCTAAAACAATGGAACAAAACAAGAACAATGCGGTTGTAACGATGACACCGCAAGAACAAGAAATTCAGTTGCTTAGAATTAAGCAAGACACCGAGTTCGCTGCCACTCCAGTCGGCCAGCAGGTTAAGCAGTTCGAGGCCACGCAGAGAATTGCAAGACTCTATGCGATGTCTAACTTTATCCCCGACTCATACAGGTTCAAGGGCCGCGAGCCACTACCAGCAGAGGCAGTTATAGCAAATTGCACAATCGCCTTGGAGATGGCAACACGTATGCAAGCCAATCCACTGATGGTGATGCAGAACTTGTACATAGTACATGGCCAACCAGCATTCAGCAGCAAGTTCCTTATCGCTTGCATCAATGCAAGCAAACGGTTCTCCGCTCTACGATATGAGTTCCGAGGCACAGAAGGCACAGATGATTATGCTTGCCGAGTTGTAGCCTACGAGATAACCGACACCAAACACAAAGAACCGCTTTGTGGAGACTGGATAAGCATGAAAATGGCGAAGGCAGAAGGCTGGGCATCTAAGAACGGTAGCAAATGGCTGACGATGCCCAATCAGATGCTAAGATACAGAGCTGCCGCATTCTGGCAGCGCACCTACTGCCCAGAAATCAGCATGGGGCTGATAACTGCAGAGGAAGCGCAAGACATTAAGTATACCTCTTATGAGGAGGTAGGAAAGCGAACAGCAGACGCAACTGAGCTGTCAATTTCGGCAATAGCAGAACAGGCAGCAGAAAAGGTAGAAGATGCTGAGGAAAACGTAGAACTGCAAACAGAATAAGCCATGTATGACAATAATAATCAGAATACACTTGACTGGTTTCGCTCAAGGCTGGGCAATATAACGGGAAGTGCGGTTGGCAACCTTATGGGCAAGCCGAGAACAAAAGGCGAAGAATGGACAGCAACTGCACAAACGTACATGAACCAGCTCGCATTCGAGAGAGGCATGAACCCAATCATAGTTGGAAATGACATACTCTTCTCCAAGTACGTTGAACTGACTGACAGCCATTCACGTATAACGGACTGGGGGCATTCGATGGAGGGCGAAGCCGCACACCTTTTCGCCAAGAAATTCAATAAGAAGTATGGCGATGGCTCTAACACACCGATTGAGTTAGACGAGCCACCATCAGTAAAGAGCGAGAGTCTGCCGAACTTCGCAAGCTCGCCTGATAGAATGTACTACGACAACGAAGCAAAAGCCTTCTACGCGATTGAGATTAAATGCCCTTTAGCGCAAAACTTCATCAAGTTTGTCAAGAATGTATTCATGCAAGACACTTACGAGGAGAAACTTGCTGGACTTAAGAAAGTAGAAGCGAACTACTACTGGCAGTGCTTCGCTCACATGGCTGTCACAGGAGCAACCAGAACGTACTTCGTAGTGTACAACCCATTTATGCGAAAGCCATTGTATTCGCTCGAGATTGTGCGTGACGAGGACGTTATACGAGAGCTGAATGACAAGGTAATAGAAGCGGATAAATACGTCTGCAGCCTCGTAAGTAAAATGAATGCAAACTAATAATCAATGAGCCATGACACAGACATTCGTCACAATACCACTGGAGGACTGGCAGCGTGTTGTATCAATACTTGAACGAGTTGAAGAACGCCTTAAGCCACAAGACGAGTGGATAGGGACAAAGGAAGCTTGCAAGATGCTCGGTATAACTCCGAACACATGGGTAAGTTACCGCAAGAAATTCAACATTCAGTGTTCTCAGGTTGGGCGCAATGTACTGGTCATGCGCTCACAGATTGAGAACTTGTTAAAACAGCGTGAACTATGATGTATATAGAAAATATAATACACGCGTTCGAGAAGCGCAGAAAGCGCAATATAGAGCGCATTAACGACCACCTGTGCAAGCAATTAGCCGAGAGGGTGCAAGTCAAGGAGTATGACAACAAGATGTATGTTGCGATAGATGGCACGCCTATGATTGACGCTGCAAGTCTTAACGTTGACATAATTACAGCCCTGCAATCTATCAGGGCATCAATCTCACGCTATAATATCGGGCAATGAAAAAAACGTATTACTTTCAACATGACTACAATGCGAGGAACGACCCCAAACTGCAAGCGGTAATGATAAAGTATGGGCTCGCTGGAATAGGAGCGTTTTGGTGCATTGTTGAGATGTTGTACGAACAAGACGGAACACTACCAATCACATCAATACCCAGTATTGCTTACACCTTACATGCAGACGAGGAAATGCTCAAAAACATTGTATGCAAAATGGATTTATTCGAATGCAACAAAAAATTTTTTTGGTCGAGGTCTGTAAGGAAAAGGCTCGGAATTATAAACGAAATATCTGACATTAGACGGAAGGCTGCAGAAAAGCGATGGAAATCAAGCAAAAAGAGCGATGCAAATGCGATGCAAATGCGATGCAAAAGCAATGCAAAAGCACAAAATAATGATGCAAATGCAATGCAAACCGAATGCAAATGCAATGCAATAAAAGAAAAGGGAATAAAAGGAAATGATATAAAAGAATATAACGACAACAACACCGACAACGCGCGCGATGCGCGCGAGGAGGAATTGCAACATCAATTTTTATCGAATACGATTGTATGGGAGCAGCTTGCAATGAGGAGTCATAAGTCATCAAGCGAACTAAAAATGATGTTTGAGGACTTTAAGGCTGACTGCCAGATTAGGCTCACACAGCATGAAGACCTTAGAGATTTACAAAGGCATTTTGCCGATTGGGCGAGAATTCAAATACAACAACAAGAAAAGCAGAAGCAACAAAATGAACGAAGATACAAGACTGCCTCAGAGCGTAAGCGAGAAGCAAACGATATTGCAATTAAGCGATGTCAAGCTTCAATCTATGAGCGTCTCACGAATGTGGGCGGAGAAGAACAGCTGCCTATCTAAGTTGATGCAGAATTACAGCCCAGCGAATTGGCATTATCTGTCGCAGATAGGCGACAAGGTTTATCTAAGAGAGTGCGCTGCACTTGGTGCGTTAAACACGCTGTACGATAACGCTGGCGCAGCCCAGTCTTGGCTCGAAATACAGATAACAGGTATGTTCTTGAGTTCGGCAAGCGACAACGAATTGCTTACAGAAGGCATCAGGCTGTTCGTTGACAACTTTACCGCAATAGCTTCAAGCTACAAACTCACAGAAATGATGCTGTTCTTTTCGCGATACAAGGCTGGACGTTACGATAACAGCTATGTGTCATTCGACCCTCGCAGAATAGGGCTTGCCTTTAACAAGGAGTTCCTGCCAGAGCGCAATCGCGCTATCGCAAGGATTGAAGCCTTGCAGAACACAACTAATGCAGGAAAGGACTGGTATGACCCAGCCAAAAACGGGGGAAGAAGCTCGCTTGAACACTACAGAAACAACGACATATTCGACACCGAAATCATAATAAGGAGAGACAGCCAGAATCTAAGACAAGAACTGAACATAGTTGGCAGTGTAAGCGTTAATGGAAGATGCGTGAGCAGATTGCCGAAAAACAAACTTATGCGAATAACAAAGTACAAAGAGAATGGTAGCATACTCGTAATATAGCCGAAAGGCCGCTTTTAATGCGGTTTGAGTGACTTTCTAACGATAAGCGTACAAGTGTATACATGATAAAAAATAACGCGTTATATGCAAAGAAAAATTTGGAGCAAAGAAGAGGAACAAATACTCGTGCAGAATTACCCTATATGCACGATTGAGGAGCTTGTGGTTCTACTTAAGACGAGCAAGGCTAAAATTCGTCAAAAGGCGCAGAAAATGCACCTGCGTAAAACCGATGAATTTAAGCAGAACATTCTCGCACATATAGCGCATAAGAACATCTGCAAGATGCACACGGAAGAGGCACGGAAGAAACGCAGAACAACTCTCGAGAACATTATAAAATCGGAGAAATTGCGAATAAAATACGGACTGCCACAGAGAACGAACAGGGTGTTTTCTATGCTAACTGCAAAAGAGAATATGGCAGAAATTAGGAGAAGATATGAATTAAGAAAGAGGGGGTATGTTGTATTGCTCAACGGGCGCACTGTTCTATATGATGCAGCGACCAAACGAAGCGACAGGAAGGAAGGCAATCTGAAGAAACTCGGTTACGAGTTTATCGCGAGAGATGCGTACAAGGGGGATTTAATTGCAATGACAAACGATAACAAACCATCAACGATAATATAACAACAGCAATGAACAATCTAACGACAACAACGTCAACACCGCTGGCGTCAATCTGCTTAACGCATTGAGCAACACTGAGCAGATGAAGGGCTGGTTACAAGATTACTTGGAATATCGCGATAGTACGAAATAAATTGACACAACATGACGATAGAAGAAAGAGTTTTACACTACACACGAAGGAATTCCTACGGGAGATTGATATTCCCTCATTGCGTGAGAGCGCACATTGACGAGATTATGCTTTATGCACCTTGGGCGATAAGCGCAACAGAATTGAATAACATCAAGAGAGGTATAATGCGATGAGAGAGGCACTGGATAGCCAGTTACGTAAACAATTCAAATTTAACATATAAAACTATGACAACAACATTCTACAATTACACACCCCACACTATTGTCCTTAACAACGGAACTAAATACGACAGTGTCGGAGTGGCACGAGTTCAGAACACTTTCAGCGAGGTTGATGTTAACGGCATTTGCTCGGTTGAATATGGCGACATAACGGGATTGCCCGAGCCTAAAGACGGCTGCATATACATCGTGAGTGCCTTGGTACTTGCGGCAGCTAAGGCGGCTGGCAGAACGGATTGTGTCGCGCCAGCTACGGGCCACCCTGATTGTTTGCGCAAGGACGGGTTTATCGTTTCTGTTCCTTGCTTTGTGAGATAACATTATTAACAACAAAAACCAAACAATATGCAAGTAGAAATAAGTGCAATGATTGAGGATTACGATATTCTCGCTTACGTATCAGAGAAAGAACAGGCTAAGGTAATTGACCACATCTTCTATGAGTGTGCCGAAAAGAGTAGAATAGAATTTCTTCACGGTCTTGAAGATTCTTACTTCATAGAAGAATTAGAAGAAAGAGGTTTTACAATAACTAAAAAACGAACAACAATGGATAACAAAGTATTTGATTTTCACGAAATCAAAACCTTTGCAGATGCTTGTGAGAAGTTGGGCATGAAAGAACACCTGCTTACTGGCAGTGAGGGAGGAGATAGAGAGGCGCAAAGACAAGCGCAAGCACTCTACAAGTTGCTGATTATCCAAAAGGCTATGAACAATGGAGCTTGGAGTGATAAGAATGGCTGGAGCTATTATCCTTACTGGGTGTTCTACTCGAAGGAAGAAATGGAGCGCATGAGTGAGGAGGAGAAACAGAGAAAGGGTATTAAGCAGCTCCTCTCCTGTGCTAATGCGAATAATACGGAGCATACGGGTGTTCGCTGTGCGGGTGCTTATGCTCGTGGTGCAGATGCATGTACGCTTTATGGTTTTCCATTGTGCTTTAACAGCGAGGAAGCCGCCCTCTACGCCGCCCATCAGTTTGAAGATTTGTTCTTTCAGTACTACGGAATTAAAGTAAAAGCGTAACATAACTAAAAACAATATGGGAAAGAAGCAATACAACAGGTGGGTAAGCGTTAAGGAAAAGCTACCAGATTATGGAGAGGTTGTACTTGTTTGCAACGAAAAAGACCCTTGTGATGTTTGGTTTACATCTCGCAGCAAGCTGAATGCGCGTACTGATAATGATGGCTTCGGTTATAGCCTTGAAGCTGATGTAACTCATTGGATAAGAGTTAAACCATTAAACAAGAGACAATATGACACGAACAAAATTTAAGAAAATTCCGTTTGACCTTGAACTTGCGAAGAAAATAATGAACAAGGAGGTAAAAGGAAGGATAGTATCAGAAGATGGTCGTAAGGTTCGCATTATTTACATCGACAACGAGTCTTTTACTGAAACAACATTCCTCGCACTGTATAAGGATAAAGATTTTAATATAGAGAAAGACTACCGATTGAATAAAGATGGAAGATATTTCCGAGGAGGAAGAAGTGACCTTGACCTTCATCTCGAAGTTCCAAACAATGAATAGAAAACCTAAAAATTATAAACAATGACACGAACAACATACAATAAAATCCCCTTCAACATTGAATTGGCGAAGAAGATAACGAACAAGGAGGCTAAAGGACGGATAGTAAACGTAGATGGAAATAAAGCAAGGATTATTTGCTGGAATAAAGATTGCGGAAATAGCAATTATCCTATCATTGCTTTAGTTGATATGAACGGAGGAGAACAGATTTTTACATTCACTAAAGAGGGAAAAGAATGCATCGGATTTAATTCTTACAAAGACCTATGCCTTGAAGTCCCCACCTACTACCGAGACTACTCCAACTTTAAGCCGTGCAAGTGGCAGCAGTGTTTGGTGAGAGATGTTGATGATGAACGTTGGAATGTTGTGGTCTGTGCTGGGAAGAATACTGATGGTGATGTGGTATTTTACGGTAACGGACTCCAAAAATTCGCTTGGGGACAAGTCCTCCCCCTCTCCAAGGTTACTGAACGCCTGGTAGGAACAACGATGAGCTACGAGCAACTAATACAAGAACTTGACAAGAATGGGCAAGATTAAATCATGTGACGGGCAAGGCTGCAAGGAGCGCAAGGCTTGTTTACGTTATGCCCTATCGCATACAGAGAGTGACATACACAACATTCACAAGGCTTGCTATTACACAAGACCGAACGGGCGCGACTGCCCAATAATGATTAAACAGAGAACAATATGAAAGAGGACATGACAGCACTTGTGCTAAGACACATACCAGAGCGCGTGCCGCGCACCAAAGCGGAGCTTGCCGACATCTATCTGACCGAGTCGAACAAAATTGAAACAGACCGCATGAAGTCGCGTGAAAGAAAACGTGACGATGATGATGTGGCCAGGAGCCACTACGACTCGCTGATTGCCGACAAGGAGGCACAACTCACCGAACTGCAAAACGAGATAGAGAAGCTAAGACATGATATGTTTGAGCAACTCTTATATGCCAGTTTGGAAGAGGAGTGCAGAAACCAGGAACTTGCCGACAGACGAAAGGTGCTTGATATGTGGTTTGAGACAATGCGAAACAGAATAGAAAAAGAACAAGAAAACAACAAATAACAAAACAAACGATTAAAAACATGATGAAACTTTTTGTAGAAGGATTGAAGGAAATGTATGCAGTGCTTGACAATGCCATACAGAACTCTGACCACACGGATTTTGACCAGTGTTATTGGGCACTTGAAGAGTTGTGCAAGCACGCCCTGCACGGCTCAGACCGATATGAGGGAGTGGCTTCTATTCGTGATTTCAGAAAGATGTTCAAAAGAGACATGAATTATGTGAAGGGACTCATGAGCAAGGAGGAGGAGAAAGCTTACCTTGATGATGAGTGGGAACGCCTAAATGGTAAAGAGGAGAACAAGGCATGATAGCGATGATTGTTATTATTGCTGATGTGGCGTTCGTTTGCAGTGTGTACATGGCTTACCTTGCTGGCAAGGAAGATGGATACTGCGATGGCCGCAGCGAAACTTACAGAGATTTGAAACACATTATCGAACATTACAAGGAATTAGCTAATGCAAAGGACTCTTCAACAAAGGGCGCGTGAGGCTGCCGACCGCATTCGCTGTGACGAGTGTGGCGAGCAAAGCACTTGCACGCCACTGATGGCAAAGGCTTGCCTTAAAGGTTTTATTCGCGGTTATGTTGCCGCAAACACAAAAAAGTAAAAGACATGATAAAGCCTGAGATGATATTAGATTACGGCATGAGTATTGCGCTTGTAATAGCCTTTATCTACATGACCTATCGCGTGATTAAAAAAATATTCGATGAAGAATGAAACTACTGATAGTAATAGCACTAATGTTGTTCGTTTACTGGCTCTGGAAGGACATCAACCGTCATGACGGACCACCGATTGCGAGCAGCTAATTAGCAACAGACATACCCCACTTACCAACCTCACATTTAATTTACTTCATAAATATAATGGTTTTGTTTTAGTTGGAATTGTTTTTAATTGCCCGAGGTCGGGTAACACTCGGTCCGTGTCCGAGGTGGGGTACAAAAAAAAGAACGTGCCTGCAACACGTTCAATGAGTGACGATATTACGCCTTTCTGTTATCTACAACGAAAGAGAATATAGAACCATTCTTCGGGTAAATGCGTACACCATTTTTCGTGATATACTTACAGAATACGCGAACAACGCCATTCTCCTTTTGATTTCTATTGGATTTCATGCTAACACCTCCTTTCTGGCTATGCTCAACCGCTTTATTGCGGTTGGCGAGTTGTCTGCTTCCGACAGACAACGAAAAAGCCCAAAGTGCAGGACAATGGGCTTGTTTCTTTTCTCGGCGAGAAGAGATAGAGGCATCGGAAGTTTGCCTCGGGAGGTGTTAGCTCCAATAGAAATCACTGCAAAAGTACTAAACAATCAAATACGAAACAACAAATGAACGACAATTAACAATAGAAATAAGCCCTCTCTGCAACGCTACAATTTTATTTACTTAATACTAAAGGATTGATTTTTAATGGTGCAGTGGTGTCGGCAGCACGTGGTTCGTGGCCACGGAGGGCGCAATTTTATTTGAGATTATATGACTACAAAACAAGTTATTCACGCCTTGCATCTGCACCAGAAATGGCGCAGAGGGGCAATAAGCGAGATGCCATTAACGGCAAAGGAATATGGACAAGCCTTGGACGAGGCAATAAGAATGCTTAGACAATATGACAAACAGCAAGACGGGGCAGTGCGGTGAGTGCCTGAGGTTCGCCAAGGGCAGATGCCCGAAATTCTTTTCGAACTCTGTGCGGACCGCGTGTAATGGCTTTACACAGAGCAAGACAGTAACTAAAAATACACATTTTGAAAGATGCTTATAATTAAAACAAAGAAATTAAGTAAGAATGCGGTGATGCCGCAGCGAATGAATGTTGGTGATGCTGGTTTTGACCTGGTGGCGACATCGATGCGGAAAGACTACGAACATGGTGTAGTCGTGTTCGGCACGGGGCTTGCGTTTGAGTTGCCTGAGGGTTATGCGATGTTCGTATATCCGCGTAGCAGCAGCTACAAGCATCATGCGCTCATGGCAAATTGTGTGGGCGTGGTGGATAGTGGCTACCGTGGTGAGGTGCACGTTTTGTATCGTGGGCTTGATTGTGACTACGAGGTAGGTGACCGCATAGCGCAGGCTGTGATTATGCCTATACCATCGGTTGAGTATGTGGAAGCAGAGGAGCTATCTGACAGCGAGAGAGGTGCTAACGGGATAGGTAGTACGGGTGTAAGATGAGCTATATGAACGAACCAAGGACGAAGCAAGGCCGCGCAAAATACAGAAACAAGGTTGTAAACAACGTTTTCGGGCGATTTGACAGCATCAAGGAGTTTAAGCGGTACTTGTTATTGCGCGAGGAAGAAAAAATCGGTAGAATAAAAAATCTGCAAAGACAAGTCAAGTTCGAGCTAATACCTAAGCAGACAGACAGCAACGGCAAACTGCTCGAACGGGCGTGTTACTACATTGCGGATTTCGTGTACGAAAAGAAAGGGGAACAAGTTGTTGAGGACGTGAAAAGTCGGATAACTGTTTCAGTTGCATCTTTTGTGATAAAGCGAAAATTGATGCTGTATAAGCACAATATATCAATAAAAGAGGTCTGATATTCAAAGTAAGGACTAAGCATTATGAGTGCTTAGTCCTTTTTGCGTAATATCGCAATATGAATAACGACCTATACATACCTGACTCTTTGTTTTCAACAGACAACGATTTTGAGGTTCCAAGCCTCAGATTAGACATGCAAGCGACAACTTGCCAGATTCCGTTTGTCTGTTTCGGTGAACAAAAGCGAACGTTCAAAATGAATGGCACAGGAACGCTGCATTTCTACACTGATGACTATCGGTTCAATGCGGTTTACGAACACCCCGAGAAAATTTTGCAGCAAAACCCTGCACAAATCGTAGAACCCAACTTCTCGCTATTCAATGAAACACCTATTGCGTTTGGTCTGCAAGCAATCTACAAGAAACGACTCGTTGCAAGGCAGATGCAGGAGGAAGGCATTCGCGTGTTCGTTGACCTGAATGTCGCTAACAAGTTCTACGCATTCAATCTGCTTGGAGTTCCGAAAGGCTGGAGCGCATTCTGCACACGGGGCTACGAGGACAGAGTAAACGCTCTGAGCTTCGAATATGAGATAGCCAAGCGTGTTTCTGACGGCAATAATCTTACATTCGTTGTGTATGGCGGTGGCGAGGTTATTAAGCAATGGTGCAAAGAGAATGGTGCGGTTTACGTTACGCCAATCATCATCATAAAGAACAAGTACAAGTCTATTCAGCGCATGGCAAAGAATACAGCATTGTTCAAAGAAAACTGGGACATGGGCAAAGCTATTCCAACGCTGAAAGATTTGCTTGACAAACAAGTTATTGACAACAGAAAACAAATTGAACATGGCAAAGGGTAGCGGTGGAACAAGGAGCAGTAGAGGAAACGCAAAACAGCAAGCGCAAGAAACTATTAGAGATAGTCAGATATTTCAGAAAATGGACTTTGTAAAGGCTACACAACTCGCAATGCGCGATGTGAACGTGCAAGAAACGTTGGGCGACAAGTTTACAAACGAACATATAAAAAAACTGAAAGGCATAGCCGTAAAAGACATTAACTATGATTACGACTTGTCGTTCGGTAAAGACTCAAATGGAAATCTAACGATGGGAAAAACCTCTAAAGAAGAACTTGCTGAAATCTTTGATGAGGAATACAAAGGTAACGAAAAATTCTCTCAGAATGAAAAATCAGACATTGCGTTTAAGTCGTTCAAGATTGTACATAAGGCGTATACATACAGCCTACAAGCTCTGTCTGCTGACCAATCAACTGGAAGAAAGAACAAATAAAGAGCGGAGATATGGCAAAGGGCAGCGGCAGTACAAGAGTTTCAAGATGGGTAAATAGAAATAACTCGCAAGAGAAATTATACTTCCGCGATGGTGTGCGAGTTGAATACGCAGAGCTTGATACTATCGGTAAAAGACTTGTAAAAGACGAAAAGAACAAAGTTGCCAAAGAACTGTACGCCAAACTTAAGAACGAAAAGACCACACAAGTAATAGATAATGGGCAGGTAATTCAAATAGGTTATACAAGTAAAGGCTTAGACCACTTTGCTAATGATGCGATGATTTCGCTAAGCGGAAAATATTTCAGTAGAAACTCAATGATGAGTGTTAATGAAATACTTGAAAAATCTATCTATACTCCAACATCACACAGTCTTATACACCCACGGACAGATGGACGTGATTTATGGTTTACATATACAGATGCTGACGGAAGGGGCGTATATTTCAAAGTGTGTTGGAATAATAATCTAAAAATGCACGAACTTTATTCTGTTGTTGATAAGATGTAAAAAGCCCCATGTGAGGAAAGAAATATCAATTCAGTCTCCATGGGGGCGAAATAAGTGTCCAGCACTTATTCCCATACCGCAAAATTACAAACAATTATAATACAAACAAAACATGAAGTTAGAAAAGACAGAAAAACTGAAAATCAGTCAAATCAAAGAGAGTGTTAACAACCCCCGTGAGATTACAAGCGAGAAGTTTATGCAACTTGTACGCTCAATCCTTGTGTTTCCTAAGATGCAGATTATTCGCCCTATCGTAATTGATGGAACGAATGAAGTTATCGGTGGTAACATGCGTTTGCGTGCGCTGAAAAAAATATCTACGATGTCAATTGAGGATATTAAGTCAACGATTTCAAAAGTCAACGATTTCAAGGAAAAAGCACAAGGAGAAAAAGAAGCAGTCGTTAAATGGTGGAACGAATGGATTGGCTCTCCTTATGCGTTCGTAATCAACGCGAGCGAACTGACAGAGAACGAACGCAAGCAGTTTGTCATCAAAGACAATGTAAATTCTGGGCAATGGGACTACGAAGCCCTCGCCAACAAATGGAACACAGAAAGTCTTAATGATTGGGGCGTGCCAGTGTGGAATACTGATGGCATGAACTTCGGTAACGATTTCAAAAGCGAAAGTGAAACGCAAACATCTGAAGGTATTGGATTAGGCCCACAAAGCGACAACCTGAATGCAGAAGAACCATTCGGGGATAACTCTTTAGACTGCCTTCCGCCTGAATTGCAAGGTCTTGACATACAGCCGAACGAGTTGCCTAAGTTGCAAGGCTCTGATGAGACTGCAATGAAGCGAGTTATTATCGTCTACCCAGCCGAAAGAGAGCAAGATGTAGCAATGCTGCTCGGGCTTGCGAAGATAGATAAAGTGGTCTATAATATACACGAAATAACGGGAGAAGAATGCGGATAGTTTTCGATTTAGACGACACCTTGTGTCACACAGAGAACAGAGATTATTCTAACTCTTGTGCAATTTCCTCGGTCGTAGAAAAAATCAAGGAGATAAAACACAAGATTTCAGATGCTGAGATTGTTATATACACCGCACGTGGTATGGCAAGTTGCAATGGTGATGTGGAGATGGCAAAGAAGAAGAATTTGCCATATATTGAAGCATTCCTGCAACGTAATGACTTGAAGGTTGACGAGATTATCTTCGGTAAACCTTTAGCCGACATCTATGTTGATGACAAGGCCATGAGCGCAATAGATTTCTCGTTAGCGGGTGTACGCACGTATGAGGGATTGTCAGGGGCAACAGTTTGTCGTGTAGGGAATGTTGTAATTAAACAAGCTGGCAATGTGAAAGAGCAATATGATTGGTACTGCAGGGCAAAAACACATTACGAAAATAAAAATGGGCTGTTCTACACTCCAATCGTGTATTCTGTAACACTCGGGAAATTATACATGCAATACGTAGACGGGCATCTGGCTGCAAAGTGCGTAAACGCTGATATGATACGCAATATCATAAAAGAGTTGAAAAGAGAGCAAGGACACATTGATGGAAGAAATGATGTCGTTTCTTACGCTAATTATGTTAGCCAAAGAGCAGAGAGTGTTGGTGTTAGAACTGACATATTTGAACGTATTACGAATTGTAAAACGCTGGAAGATAAAACATTCTCACATGGTGACCTTTCTCTGCTTAATATCATTTCCACAGATAAAGGCTTGGCTTTAATAGACCCAAGCCCTAACAAAGGTGTCGAAAGTTGGATTATTGATGCAGCGAAAATCCGTGCAAGTCTAAATTGGCTGGACGAGGCTCTTGTCGGTATTGAACACGACAGGGGCTTAATAGATGTATTTGACAATCTATTTGAAGACAAAGAGGTTTTGAATGCAGTGAAATTGTGCGAAGAAAGTCATCTCTTTCGCGTTTGGCACTATGCTAAGAAACTCGGCAAAGTTGATATTGAACGAAAATTAGAACACTGTTATTCATTATTATATGCAAAATAACAAGATTATTGGCTTTACTTCTGTCGTTGGAGATTTCTTCCACGCAGGCCATGTAGCTATGATACAAGAGTGCCGATTATATTGCGATTACCTAATAGTCGGAGTTATGGCTGACACGCACGACAGAACATGGAAAAATGTACCAGTACAGAGCCTGTTTGAAAGGTTCTACCAAGTCCTTAATTGCAAGGGCGTTAATAGAGCTGTAGCACTCGGAAGTGAGAAAGACTTAGAACTCGCGCTGAGGAGCATTCCGAAGATAGACATACGTTTCGTTGGCGAAGACTATATCAACAAGAATTTCACGGGGAAAGAAACGTGTGAGAAACTCGGAATAAGAATTATGTACACGAAACGTAATCATGGGCTTTCTTCTACGGAGCTCCGTAATCGAATAATAGAGCAATGGAACAATCAAAAGTAATATGGGGAATTGTTACGTACAATCGCACAGACAGGCAGCAAATGCTACTGTACCTCAATTCTCTCGGTTATAACAAGGATGAAATCATTGTACATTGTCAGACTGAGCAAGATTACAACACCTTGACTGAAAAGTACGATAGTAAGGCTACTATCCTTTACAAGAAGGGAAGAAACGTCTGCGAGAACAAGAATAATCTCTTGGATTGGGTGTGTTCTAATAGGCCAAATACAAAGCTCATAATATGCAGCGATAAGGTACGCGGTATTAAGTTCCTAAACAAATACGGTAAAGGTACTCTTATAACTAAAAGAGAAACCTTGGACTATATAATAAGACGCGCATTCCTATTCACTGAGAGACAACACGGTGTTTTCTTTGGCTGTTACCCCGTGCAAAATGACTTCTTCATGAAACACACTATCAGCATCAACCAATTAGTGTTAGGGTGCTTCATGGGGTTTCCTAACCCTGAAGCAATCAGATTTGATACAGAGCAACCGCTCAAAGAAGACTTTGAGATTGTTCTTAGGTGTGTGAACAATGGCTTAAAAATGGTTCGTTTCAATGATATCTGTTTGCGTGCTACGTTCCATACTAAGGGCGGTGCGCATGAGCTGTGGAATGCTGATGGTGATAAGGTGAATGAGTATTGTACTCGGAGAATATTGAAGAAATATCCAAACTTAGCTAAGCAACACGCTACAAGGAAGAACGAAATCAGATACACAGGGAAATCAATAGTAATCAATAAATCTATTCTTTACGATGCAATATTATAATAGCCCAAGATGGACAGCAGAGATAGCCGATTGTTCAATGCCTATGACGTTCGACACGTATAGTAATTGCGCTTTCGGCTGTATGTATTGTTTTGCCCAATTTCAACGAGCATTAGGCTCATGTAAAGAGCATTATCTTAACAAAGACGTAAAATGCGTCAATGTTGAGAAAATAAAGAGAATGTTCACAGACCCAGATAAGTATGCAGGACAGTTTGCCACATACATCAAGCAGCGAAGAGTTATGCAGTGGGGTGGAATGTCAGACCAATTTGATGGATATGAGCGTAAATATGGAAAAACTCTGGAACTGTTGCGCTTCTTCAAGGAGATAGATTATCCGCTGTGCTTCTCTACCAAGGCTGCATGGTTCACAGAAGATGAACGCTACATGGAGCTAATTCGCGGACAGAAAAATTGGAACTTCAAGTTTAGCATTATTACGCTTGATGAACACGATGCACACGTCATAGAACGTGGTGTGCCAACACCCTTGCAAAGACTTGAAGCTATCAGAAGAATAGCCGAAGCAGATGCAGGTGGGGCAACCTTAAGACTTCGCCCATTCATTGTTGGCGTTTCGTCCAAAACGTATCTTGACCTTATCAGAGAAGCAGCCAAAAGGGGCGCAACAGCACTCAGTACAGAATTCTTCTGTGTCGAGCAGCGAAGTAACACGCTGAAACACTATATGCCAACACTCAGCAAATTAGCAGGCTTCGACCTTATGGCGTTCTATAAGAAGTATAGCGTTTCTACTGGCTATTTACGCCTTAACAGAAAGGTTAAGGAGCCATTCTTCAAGAACATGAAGCATCTATGTGATGAACTCGGAATGCGCTTCTACGTATCCGATGCACACTTCAAAGAACTCTGTCACAATGGCTCTTGCTGTGGCTTGCCCCCAACATGGAATTACTCAAAAGGGCAATTCTGCGAAGCTTTGCAAATAGCCAAGCATGCAAAAGATGGGCTTGTAAGGTGGTCTGACATTAAGAAAGATATAGAAGAACTACATCAGTACCAATGGAATAAAGCGGAAGGGTTCAATACGTGCAGTTGTGAAAGACGTGCAAAGTTTAACAGCATGACGATGGCTGCATATATGCGTTGGTTATGGAATAATCCACAAAATGGCCAGAATCCGTACAAGATGTTTGAAGGCATTATTATTCCAGTCGGCAAAGACGAAGAAGGAAATCTCATCTATCAATATAAAGGTGAAAAATAATGGCTAAACTGATAAAAGAAAAGATGAAGATGTGCGATTACAGGCACGCGCAATATGTCCGCATGGATATTATAAGCAAGTTGTACAAGCGTGGGTATACGTTCCGTGAGATACGTGAGGAGGTCATGGCTCGTCTTGACTTGCCAACGTATTCATTGCAGACAGTCCACAAGGACGTTAATCGTCTATTAGCAGAGTGGCAAGAAACGAGGATAAAGAGCATTGATGCGAATATCCAACTCGAATTGCAGCGTATTGACGAGTTGATTAAGGAAGCTTGGGCAGCCTGGGAAAAATCAAAACTTGACTACGACAAGAAGCAAAGTAGACAAGTCGGCGTTCCTTCAGAGGAGTCAGGCGGTGAGAACGTTGTGACCGTTAAGATGGAACAGATGTCTGAGAACGTGAATTGTCATGGCGATATACGTTACCTTGAATTTATCAATAAAATGCTTATAGAGCGAAGAAAGTTGTTAGGGCTTTACGTCCCGAAGAAACTTGATGTTACTACCAATGGAAAGGATATATCACGCGAACCATTGATGGTTGAAATCATTGATAGTAGAGATAAGGTTGATACGTACGATAATGAAGAGGAAGAAGAATAAAATACAGACAACAAGAATCTTTTCCGAGATTAACAAAGCCTACATTCGGGGTTATACGACAGTCAGTGAGCAAGGAAGCAGCCGTTCATCGAAAACGTACAACACAATTATTTGGCTGTGCTCGTATTGCCTAAATAATCCACATACGACAGTTTCAGTGGTTCGAGCTACATTGCCATCGCTCAAAGGTTCTGTTCTTCGTGACTTTATAACAGTAATGCAAGATATGCACATATGGGGCGATTGCAAGTTTAACAAGTCGGAATTGATTTGCACATTCCCGAATGGCTCATGGGTGGAGTTTTTTTCGTGCGACAACGAGCAGAAGTTGCGCGGTCGTAAGCGACAAATTCTGTACGTAAATGAAGGCAACGAACTAAAGTTTATAGAATGGCAGCAGCTGCAAATGCGTACAACTAAATTTTCTATCATTGACTACAACCCATCATTCTCTGATGACCACTGGCTATGCACGCTAAACAAAGAGCCTAAGACCTATCATTTCATCACGACCTACAAAGATAACCCATTCCTTGAACAAAAGGTTATTGACGAGATAGAGAGCCTTAAATATAAAAACCCGTCCTTATGGCGCATCTACGGTCTTGGTCTGCAAGCTATGGTAGAGGGTCTGATATTTGAGAATGTGGAAGAGATAGACGAGATACCTCGCTGGCATCAGAAGCATCACTACCGAGGCATGGACTTTGGTTACACAAACGACCCTACGGCCATTGTAGACGTGTATATCAACGATAATTCGCTGTGGATTGATGAAGTATGCTACCGCACGGAAATGCTGGCTGCAGACATAGCGAAAGCGCACAAGGAAGCCAATCGCGAATGCGGACAAAATATTGAGATAATATCTGAAAGTGCCGACCCGCGACTGATTGACGAAATTGCGAATGCAGGGCTTGACATTCACCCCGTACACAAGTTTCAAGGGTCAATCATGGCTGGAATACAGAAGATGCAAGAGCTAAAGATACGCGTGACAAAGCGAAGCACAAATGTACTGAAAGAGTTTAGGAACTATACCTACCGCCAGAATAAAGATGGAAAGTGGCTGAATGAGCCTATTGACGCCTACAACCACGCCATAGACGCAATACGTTATGTGGTGCTTGATAAACTGCTCGGGCAGAATAGTAACGGCATAGAAGCCGATGATTTTATAGATATGCTGTAATGCTGTAATAAACAAATACGAGAAAATAATAAACATGAAGCCAATAAGAGAGATAATGGCATTGGGCGACCCGATGCAGATTTACACGCTGCTGACAGCACGCAAACGAGGTTTCAAGAAGCCTCTTGATGTAACAGAAGCGGAATATAACCCAATGCAGCACGCAGTCTATGACAAGACAAAGCGCAAAAAAAAGGAACTTAAGGTAAAGAGCGACAAGCGAGACAATGATGGGAACTGGCTATACAAGACAAAGTATGTAGACCGCTGCCGTATTGCTGTTCCAGCACAGCGACTTATCTGTGAGCGTGATGTTGGCTTCTTGCTTGCCGAACCAGTTAAATACAACATCAAGGGTGTTGCAGACAGTCAGCAACAAGAGTTGTATGACAGCGCAATGGATATTCTGCAATACAATAAGATAGACTACTTCGACAAGCGACTTGCACGCGAGTTGTTCCGTTGTTGCGAATGCGCGGAGCTATGGTACATCGTTAAGGGCGAAGATGGCGAGGAGGACGAAATGCGTGTAATGCTGCTCTCACCATTGCATGGGGATATTCTGTACCCACACTTCGATGACTACAACCGCATGGACGGATTTGCGCGCAAGTACAATGTAAAGGACGAACTCGGCAATACGACTGTCCATTTCGATGTGTACACGTCAACCCTCGTGTACCGATACATGAACAATGGCGCAAACCTTGAACTTATTGACGCAAAACCGCATGGCTTTGGTAAAATCCCCGTGGTGTATTATCGGCAGGAGGAAACCGAATGGGAATGCGTGCAACCAATCATTGAGCGACTGGAAGAACTTCTCTCTAATTGGGGTGACGTGAATGACTACTTTGGTGCGCCAACATACTTCTTCAAAGGCAAGATGAAAGGTTTTGCCGAGAAAGGTGAAGTTGGCCGTGTATACCAAGGCGAGGGCGAAAATGCTGACATGAAGGTCGTGTCTTGGAACTCTGCCCCAGAGAGTATGCGACAGGAGGTAGCCAACCTTACAAACATCATATTCTCATATTCGCAGACGCCTGACATATCATTCGAGAATATGAAAACGTTAGGTAACAACACGAGCGGAGCAGCAATACGACTCATGTTTACCGACCCACACCTAAAGGCCGAAACGAAAGAGGAACTGTTTGGCGAGATGTTTACGCGAAGATTTAATGTCGTAAAGAGTGGCTATGCAACAAGCATGAAAGCCACACCAAAGCGTATTGCAGACCAGTTGCAAGTAACGCCAGTGTTCACGCCCTACATACCGAAAAACGAGATGGAGATGCTGCAACTCATCAATCTGTCAACGCAGAGCAAGCAAACGATGTCGCAAGAAGATGGTGTAAGGCTTAATCCACTTGTGAGCAATCCAGAGGAAACAATAAAGCAGTTGCAAGAGGAGAGCGCACAATCAATGAAGATGGCCCTGTTCGGCACGACAAAAGAGGAGGACGAAACTGGAGAGGAATAATAACTGGAACACGGAATGACCGCTGAACAGAGATTAACAAAATTACTTCTGCAAGCATCAGGCGACTTGCAGAAGCTATACGACAAACTTATTAAAGAGCTGACAAAAGCAACATCAAATTCTGTTCACGCTGTCAGCCCTGATGAATTGTATACAATAGCAAAGGCTTGCACCCCGACCGAAAAGGAACGGGTGCAGGCTTTGCTTGATGCTTACAGCAGCACTCTTGGCTCGCTCATAAAGCAGGGCATAACGCGTGCCGTTCTGCTCTCAGCCAACATTCAGCAAAAAGCCCTGTCAGCATACACGCGTATGCAGGGCAAGGAGGTTGACGATTGGCGCGAAAGTACGGCAAAGGCATTCATCAACAGCAGAATGAAACGCGATGGTGAACTCAACCTCTCTGATAGGGTGTGGAACTACACGCAACAAACAAAGGCAGAGTTTGAACTCGCCATGTCGCAAGCACTTGAAAAGGGTATCAAGCAAGGCATATCGGCAGAGAGTCTTGGCCGTCAGATACGGCAGTATCTCAATAACCCCGATATGATGTACAGGCGTTATCACCTCAAAAAGGCCATGGCAGACGGAACGAAACGCGATGTTGTGGAATGGCGCAGACGTGTGATAGACGAGCAAGGCAAGGTGCGCTTTGTGAAAGAGGACTTGGCCCATGTCGGCACTGGCGTATATCGTTCAGCACGTCAGAATGCCTTGCGCCTGACTATTACCGAAACGAATATGGCATACAACTATGCAAATTGTAAAAGGTGGAACAATGAACCGTTTGTGCTTGGTATACGTATCAGGTTGTCAGGTGCGCATACAGAAAAAGATAAAGACATTTGCGATGAGCTTGCAGGCGACTACCCCAAAGATTTCATGTGGAGAGGCTGGCACCCACGTTGTCGCTGCTCTATGTCATCAATCTTAATTGACCGAAATAGCGAGGAGTGGAAATATTTGCGCTCTCTGCCAGAGAAAGAGTATAGGGCCTATAAATCACCCAACCTTGTGCCGAACGTGCCTGAAAAGTTTTCAAAATGGTGCGAGCGCAATGCTGACAAGTTGGACTTGGCGCGTAAGAATGGAAAGTTGCCTTACTTCGTGAGGGATAATATGAAGGCTGTCGGAGATATTGTAGGTTGGGAAGAGGTTAAATACAAGTTAGGCAAGGGGACGATTACTATTCCCAAATACGTTAGTTCATCAGATAATGACTACAAAAAATTGATACAAATAGCTGAACATTTTGCATTGAAAGGTTCAAACGTTATTCTTACACCTAAGATGAAACGTCCTCCCGAATTTGAGTATTCAAAGTATTATAAATCTTTAATCGGAACTAAATATGAGGGTAAATGTCCAGATTTGAACGTTGATGGACTTTGGTATGAGCATGAGGGATTCTTAACAGATAATCCGAAACGTGCATTAAAAAATATGCTCAATGATGGATTAAAACAAGCAAGCCATTTGATTCTGGATAGACCAAATCTTACAGACCACTATATTCTTCATAATATAATTGTACGCCAGAAACAAGGACAAGATATTCAGGAAGTTTGGTTGAGAACAGAAGATAAAATTTCTTTAATATACAAAAAGCGAGAGAACTACAAATAATAAATAGTTCTCTCGTGTCGAGGAATCGGTAGTCATTAGCTACGGAATCCTCATTGCAAAGGTATGGAATTACGCCATACCTTGCAAGTGTTTATGGTTTGTATTCATTTGTTTTGGTTTATATTTATTGTTTGTTCGTAGTTATTTCATATATAATTCGTATTTATTCGTAGTTTATTTACGCATCAATTTTCCAAAGATATTGAATATCCCCACCGCCTAAAGTAAGCGTAACGTCAGGCTCGGCCATCAAGTCACTTTTTTTGAATGAGAAATAATACAACGACCTTGGCTTAAGCTCGCCACTGATTATCTTCAATTCGTATGATGACTTCATATAGGTTGAGCCAGTGGCCAAATCCCATCGAAGCAGGTCTTTCAAAAAATCTTTTGCTTTCATGTCGTTTAATCTATAAAGTCGTTGAATGTTGTTACCTCTGTTCCACCATCATAGAAAGGCTTCTTATCGCAAATATATCCTTTCCACGAACCATATTCGTAGATACGGAACATGTGGTATCCAGCATTACGAAGAGCCTTAAAAGCTGCTTTCATCTCCTCGCCATTAAATCGGATATTAACGTCACTGTCAAGTGCTTCGTAGCCACCAAACCCGTAGGCCTTACCACTTCGTTTAGAAACCATGACGTATAGAGTCTTGCCCCTGTACGCGCTTTGCCTTTCTGGGTGAAATATGCGCCAGACGCAAGTGCTGAGAAACGCATCGCAAATGTATTGTACAACCTCTTGACGTACTTCTGTTGGCTGCACATAATCGTTCATCGGTATGTTTACTGTTATTTCCATTGCCGTAGTGTTGTATTAAATTCGTGTGATTGTTTTTGCTGTCTCCTCTCCCCACAGTTCGACTATTCTGTCGTAGGCTTCCTTGTCACCGTCCCAAGCGTACATGCACTCGCAGTTATTGTATTCAAAGAAATACACCTCTTGTGGGTCACAATTAGCTTTTATTTCCTCGTCCCTTTTTGCGATGTAATCAAAAAAGGTCTTATATCTATCGGCATCGGGGTGCGTCTTGTATCTGGCGTTGTAATAGAATGAAACAGTCTTGGCATTAAGCATTACTACGCAGCCCTCGGTGCAAGACCAGTCAATAAAGTATTCAAGCGTGCCTTTAGTCGTTTGAATGTGCTTTATCGCTTGTGGGTTCTTGGCCTTGGTCCTTGCATAGCTTTTTGCAAAACGTTCTTTAAGGCCGTAATTCTTGGCGTGTATGTAAGCATCTTGGTACTTCATGATGTATTCGTTGCCCTCTTTCAATTTTGCTTCTTCTTCGTTCATGGCTGTTTTCTATTATAAGCGAGTGGCCCTTGCACCCACTCGCGAGGTTGATATGTTCAGATTGAGTATTGCTCTTCAAGGAACTTGACCATTGCTCTATTCTGTGGCAGCATGTCAGGTATATTCATGCTGTCGGCCTTGTAAAGCTCTGTTGCAGCGTTATACACGTCCCACACGGTCGTTTTATTGGTGTTATGGTAGTTTACAAGTAGCAACTCAGTGAAGCGCGAAATTTGCGCCTGATTGAGCGGATAAACGACTGGCTCTTTGATGGCCTTATTCAATGTGTCGCACTTTACTCGGATAGCTGTAAGCATGCCAATCAGCGTAAATACTTGCTCGGCCGTGAGTTCTATGCTCTTCATACGTTCCATTCGCTCTCTGTCGCTTACAATGATATGGCGTGCATCAACGAGCCACGACTTGATAACATCAAGTACGTCTTGCACGGTAATCTTATCACCTCGCCCAGCACCTTTTTCAGCATAGGTCGATATGTAGTTGTTCGCATTGAGCATACATTGGTTATGGCATATCTTGACCATATTGCCAAATCCAGCCTGAATGCCTTTTTGGTGGAATGCAATAGCGATATTCGTAGTGTTTTCACTGTCATCAAAATCGCTTATTCTGATGTTTGCGAAAACGCGTCTCAAAATGTGTGCTTCTACTGCCTTATCTCCGTACTGGGCTTCTACCTGCGGAAGTAGCACAACACCTGGCTGAGCGCGGTCTTTGTTCTGTGCCGCAAATAAGTCGTACACTTCAACATTGAAGTGTTGCTCGTTGCACATATTTATCACCTCGTTGAGCAACTGAAAGTGATAGATACCCTTCAACGGGTTGTTGTACACATCATTTTCCTTGTGAGTGCGTTCGAGCTGTTCCAGTGTGATTGTCTGTACTTTTGCTTTCTCAAAATCAAAAAACTTATTATCCATTGTGTTATATATTTTAGAGTTGTTGTTGTCAAATTAAAAATGCGCTTAACGTTATCGCCCAACGAATAGTGATAGCAAAGTGCGAGGTGTACGTTTCGCTCCCAACTGGGATAAGTCTGATTTATGCACTCGTGCAACCAGTCAGAGGTATCTCCTTTTCTAAGCATCTTAACGTTTAGCTTCAACGTTTGGCTTATTTATTGTTCACACCAAACAAGAACGTTTTATGGCTATCCAAACACAGCTCGCCACAGATGAGCCGAGTTTTTTTGTCAGGTGTTTCTTTCACCCCACGGTATGCCTGACCGCCCGCTGTTGTATACGGTTTTTCTCTACAATGGTGCTTGGATTGCACCTACGGCTTTTTAGTTGTATTGCTCAACCCTCGTAACGATAAGGTACGGTATACGTTTTCTCGGTTTGTAACGTGTTATCTCACGGCTGGTTAACACCACAGCTTTCGGATTTACTCTTATCTGAGGTTTACTTTCTGCTTTTTTGAAGGGAAAGCGCAAAGAAATTCTAAGAATCGCCCGTACCCTATTCAAACGTTTGTCTTGTAGGTGTGAGGGGAATCGAACCCCTCACGCTGCCTTGTCAGCTCACCTTATTCTATATCTCTTATTACGATATATTTTCGAAAATCCCCGTTGATGAAGATATTATTGAATGTTTCTTCGCCAATGTAGGCACTAGCTCCGTTTACAGGGCCGAATAAATAGCCATCTTCGTAGATGAAGCTGCTCTTTGTCTCTTTGAATGTGCAATATTTCATTTTAGTCCAAGTTAAGATATTTAGATACTTTGTTTACGAGGCTCTTTATTGAAGAGTGGAGCGAAGAGTTGACAGCGTAATCAACATACTCCTTGCAGTAAGAAACGAGGATTTTCCTGTCATGCCAGCGAGTTATTATTACATAGAGGTCGCCATTTCTGACCTCTCCTGTAAACTGGTTGTACAAGCGTTCTCCGCAATTATCGAAGGTTATTGCTTCGTATAACTCTTTTTTTGTTCACTGGGGTAATTGTCTGTATCATTGTTGTTTTGTTTTAGTTGTTTTATTTTCTTCTCCAACCGAAGTTGTATCTTTTTTTGAGCAACATCTGAGTTTTCTTGTGGTTCTCTTTGCGCCATTCGCTCCAACCCGTCATATTTGGTTCTTTAATTTTGTTTGAATCTGTAAACATTGTTGTTTTGTTTTATTGTTTGTTACTTTATTTCTTAATTGCGTTGCAAAGATATAACTAAAAAGTAATATCACAAAGAGAAATAACAAAAAAGTAATATTTTATTTTCTCACATCTAACGGAATATCTCTATATTCGCGTAAAACTCAACGAGTTATGCGAGATTACAGAAATGAACTATTGAACAAGTCAACCTCGGCAGAAAAGTCTGTTTGCCGAATTTTGGACAAGTTGGGCGTGAAATTCATACGCCAGTACAAGATACAGACACCCCGTAAGACATTCTACATAGACATATATGTTCCAGCCCTGAACGCCTGCATAGAGGTCGATGGTAAATACCATTTTACGGACAAGCAAAAGCGGCTTGACAGCAACAGAAGTGCTTGCATAAGAAGAATTGGGCTGTCAGTAATTCGGATATGTAATACAGATGCATACTCGGCTAAATCTGTGAAATCAATGCTGCAAAGGCATATTTTGCGGCAAAATCGAAAGAAAAACAAATAATGCGCAGATGTGTGGCTTTCTTATTATCTACATTTGTTATTGTATAATTCAATTAAATCTATGATCAAGAAAGTATTTAACGCACTTAAGACCTTGTATGCAGACAAGGGGTTGAGTCAGACAGAACTGGAGGAGTTGGCTGGAATTGTTGGCCAAAATCTCAGCGAAGATGCAAGCGAAGACGATATTAACAACGCAGCAAGCGGTGTTTCGGCCTATGTAAACATCATGCAGAAGTTCGGTAATAGATGCGCATCGGCAGTGGAAAACAAATACAAAGGCTATGTTAAGCCAAACGTGAATCCAGAACCACCTAAGAAGCCAACAGAAGAAGGGCTTACGAAGGAGCAAGTTGCAGAAATGCTTAGGACTGGCATTGACGAAGCCTTAAAGCCTTACAAGGAGAGAGAGGAACGACAAAGGTTGAACGGTATTCTTGCAGGTCAAGATAAGCTAAAAGGCATTCCGTCTAAATTCGTTGGCCGTTACAATCTCGAAAAAGAAGAAGATGCCGCATCACTTGCATCACAGATTGAGCAGGATTATGCAGAAGAGCGCAAGGAGATATTATCATCACTCGGACTTGCCGATATTCCATTAGGCAATGATGGCGAGCCTGACAGCGATGAGGACTTCGCGAAGAAAATGCAAGATGCACAGAAAGCACTTGCTAAATCTTAGAAACCAAAACGAATAAAACATGATTTACAAAGAGACTAAACCGACCAATATTCAAGAGGGCGTATGGGACGAGAAGTCTTGTGTACGCAGACAGAGCGGTTTCAATCTTGACCAGACTGGGCTCCCTGCAACGTTGAAGTGGTTGCCAAAGGGCGCACCTCTTGCACTTACAGCGTCAGGCAAGGTAAGTGTATGCAAGACAGCAAAGGTCTACGAGGCAGCAGCTAAATCAGCAACAGAGGTAAAGGTGTATAAGGGCCATCTCCTCGCTGTTGGCGACAGCCTTGCAGGTTCTGCAATCTCTGCTATTGACACAAGCAATGCAGACTTTGACAAGGTTACAGTTGCAGCGTTGGCAGAAAAAGCAGACAAGGACGCAGTTCTTGACAACGGAAATGCCGCAAAGGTTATCGGCCTTAATTATGCGAGTGTAGAACTTGATGGAATGCAGAGTTGTACCCCGACCTTGCAGGCTTACGAGATTGAGGAAGATACACTTCCTTATCCAATTAACGATGCTATCAAGGCCGCATTAACCTCGCGTCACGCATTCAAGATTAAGTAACATAAAAGAACTTATAAAAAAGAACATATATGGATTCACTGATAAAAGAGCTTGAGAAGCCGAAGCGGTTTGACTGCTTTATTCAAGAGCAGATGAAGAACTCTACCTATATCGCAGAATGGAAGAGTGAAATTCGCTCTGTGGAATATTGCGCAGCAAAGGTATATCAGGCATATCTCGCTGAATATGCTGCCGCAATGGTCGGTTCAATCATTGCAAAGGACGCGGAGAAGCCCACACACCAGATGCCAACTGCAAGTATGTTAATGGGTTCTCTGAGCCGCATCGCAGACGAGTGGCAGATGGATAACGACCGACTGGAGCAGTATTATTACCTTGAAGGCCGTTACAAGGACAAGGAAGCAACATTCTCACAAGAGCAAAAGCAGGTGGAATACGCCAAGCTTGTCAAATTCCTGTTTGACCCATTCGAAAAGGCTGTAATTGCTCCCCACAAGCGCATTGATATGCTCTACTTCGAGGGCTTGTTCAACGGCACACAGACCGTAGACGGAACGAATAACAAGAAGTCGCCAGTGTCGTATACTTACGACCTCGGTGTCAAGCGTTTCAAGGCTAAGGTCGCAGCATGGGGAACGGAAACTGCAACACCTTTGAGCGACATTCAGGAGATTGTAGACTATCTCGGTTCTAAGGGCAAGGTTGTGCGCAAGATGCGTATGTCAATACGTACATTCCGCAAGATGTGCAAGGCCAAGGAACTCAAAGATGTGTTCACACTGAAACTTGGCAAGGTAGAAGTCAATAACGCACGAGTATCTTACAACGAAGTAAATCAGTACTTGCAGACAATTCTATTGCCTGAGATTACAATCGAAAAGGATAGATACAGCCTGTTGCAAGACGGCACGTCAATCAACATGACACGTGATGACAGAGTTGTGTTCCTGTGCGCGGACAATGTAGCTGTGCTTAAGGTTTCTGACCCCCTTGAAACGATTGACCCTATTCCTAACAAGGTTTATTCGGTATATGATGACAACCATGTTGGTATGTGGCGAAGCGACAAGGGCCGTTTCATAGACTACGAGATGTGGGCTAATCCCGTATTCACTGGCAAGGAAGATTTGTATATCCTCGAAACGGATAAGACAAACTAATAGATAATTCATTGTTGTTTTTAGGTTGTTATGAATAACAGAGAAGCAGTTGCGGCCACTATTGAGCCATATAGTGTGTCAGACGATAGCATTGATAAGGCTCTTATTGATGCAGGTGAACGCTTTGGCGAAAATCCTCCCGAAACAGAATACACGCTGCAAGGCAAGAAGTGTGTTGCACTTGCTTCGATGTTATGTTTGTCAAGATTGCGTGTTCTCGCAGCGGAAAACATAGGCGGCATATCGCAGACTTATGCGGTGAGCAAATTGGAGAAATCTATACAAGCAATAGCAAGTGATGCAGGAATATCCGCAGACCTTGTGCTTGCTGATGATAGTGAAAATGTTGTTAGCTGTATATCAATATGAGATTAGAGGATAAAATAATACTCGAACGTGTTGTTGCTGGGCAAGATGAACAATTAAACCCGACTGAAACAATACAGAAGATAGACCTCGGTAAATGTATTATAACACCGAACTCGTCAGCAGCCAAAATTAAGAGCAATGACGGTTCTGATTATGTTTACAGTTATCTCGTAATCATGCGAAAGCCTAAAGATATAACGCTGATACCGCAGGCGAACGAAAAGGTAAGGATAACAAAAAAAGATGGCTCTATTGACATGATGTGTAGGGTGTCAGGCTTTGTTACCTTGCGTAGATGGTTAAAGATATGGCTGTAGAAGCATTCGGATTTGACGAAGTCTTGCGTAAATTAGGTTCAAGCGATTTGGCAAGCGAACAGTCTGCCCCCGATACGCGTATATTGCGTGAGCTGCAAGTAATAGCAGAGGAAGCATGCAATATGGCCAGAGATACGTATCCGTCACGCGCGAGCGGAGGGTATGATGACCACACCCGAAACCTACGAGGAAGCATTGGCTTCCGAATTAACTTCCGAGGCGAAGAAGTCGTGAGAGGTGGCTTCGATGGCAGAGGAAGCGAAATCGGAGAAAATGCAGCGAATAGCGCACTATCTAAAACGATTATAGATAACTCAACATGGGAGATTATAATCGTAGCTGGAATGGAATACGCGCGCTATGTAGAAGCAAAGGGCTACAATGTTATAACATTTGTGCAGAATTACCTTGACGAGCAAATTAGCAAGCTAAAACAAGACATCAAAAATGGTAATATATGAATGGAATGCAGGCCGTCACAGACCTATCGAAGTATATCTCGAAGAACATTGACGATATTCAAGTGTTCAAGATTGAGAAGCCTACGAACTTCGAAGGAGATTACATTTGCCTGAACTATCTGAATATATCATATGGCAGAGCAGTCAATACATCTTGCATTGTAAACGTTAATCTACATGCAAGAGATATGACAAACAGCCAGCCCGATACGGAGAAGCTGCAAAGAATGAGTGAGCGCATATTCAGCCTTATACCGTGTCGTAATATAGACACAGAGGACGATGAACGCGAGCTTATAATCGGTGGGGCGTGTTATAATATCGAGAGTGACAGCAACTGTATTAAAGACAATGACGGAACACATTTCATAAATATAAGAGTTCAAGTAACATTTACGAATTAAAATAGAAAACAATATGGCCAACAAATCAGGTGCATGGGGTATTGAGGGCGTGAAATTTGCCCCTCTTGTTGACAATCCTACGGTCAAAGGAAATACAAGTAATCCTGCGAAATCTGCCTTCCCAACAAGTTGGGAAGAATATAAGCTGAAAGCGATTGTTAAGGACTCGCTTAGCTTCAACGACCAAGCACCCTCTACAAATAACATCGAAGTAGAGGACAGTGACAATTACTATGCAGTACTTCAGAGCGATGCTGGCTCAGAGGGCTTCACTGTTCAGGTGTATGACATGAGCAAGGAAGCATATATGTTCTTCTTTGGCTTCAAGGAGGGCGCAGCAAGCGGAGCTGACAAAGACTATCTTGTCGAAGACCCGAAATTCAAATTGCAAAATCATGCCGTGCAGATTACTACAAAGGGTACAGATGAGTTCCCCTCGCACATCTTCGAGTGGGCGAACATGAAGCTCGTTGTTACTAAGAGTGGAAGCATTGGTAAGAGTGGTTTCCCGAACATTAACATTGAATGCACGAAGCAAGCAGTGTTCGATGTAGTGACTGGCGAGGAGATGCCTTCGGCACGTCATAAACCAAACGCAGGTTCAACAAGCAGCAATACAGGCCACGACCATTCAACAGTAAGTAAGAATAGCTAAATTTCCACCATTATATTTTTAGCGGTAGCGACATTGGGCCGCTACCGCTTTTTCATTAACACCTATGGAACAAGAAAATAAGACATCATCAGTATTAGCGGAGAAGGCAATTTGGGTTCGTTTCGGACTAATTCCTTTTCGCATTCGTCCTCTCACCTTGGCTCAGATATGGGAGATTGGAGAAAAGGTGCAAGAGTGCAAGCAATTAGAAGTTGAAGGCCGATTTAACGCGATAGAGAAGATGCTTTCAGCGCATCAAGACATAAGAACGCTGCAAAAGATAGTCGTAAAGGCTGTTTTCCGCTCGTCTGTTGCGAGGTTTTTGCTTGGCTGGTATATCCGTAAGCATACAACAATGAAACGCTACAAACAAGTGATTTCTTTCTGCTCGCAAAGTTTTAATGCACCCTTTTTTTTTCAATCTATGATTTTCCTAAGAGGAGCAAAACAAGTGACGATGAATACTCACGAAGCACCTCTCCATGGGGCTTCGTAGGGGGAATAATGAAGTACTTCCGAATGAGCTACGAAGAAGTTGTGTTCAGACGGAGCTACATTAACCTTATACTACTTAACGCTGCAATCCCTGGAATTAAGCCACTTGACGAAGAGGAAAACGAAACAGAGAACCAGCACAACAGCCAACAGAAACCAAGTAAGAATTATATAACCAACGACAACGGGAATAGCTTTTTCTCGTCCTTAATGTAAGTAATATATATGGCAGAAGATATAGATGGCGCATTGGGCATTCGTGCCACGATTGACGCAGATGATATAAAGACAAGCGCGCAACAATGGGTTGACACCATAACAGGTATGCAGTCTAAGACGAACGAGGTTGTGCAAGGCATGAACGATAGCCTTTCGTCATTGCAAAAGCAGGTAGATGAGTTCGGAAAGGCGGCAAGTGGTATGTCTTTGAGCGAACTGGCATCTCAGTTAGATAGTTCTAAAGCTGCTTTTGTTTCTCTTGGTGATGACATTAGACAGCAGAGAGAAATTATAAAAGAAACGACAGCCGATTTAGGCGACCTACAAAGAGCGTATAAAGAAGCGAAAAATGAAGGCAACACAAGCGCATCGGACGAAATGTCGAAGCAGATAGACAATTACAAAGAAGGGCTTGCAGCACAACGCAGGGAACTTAATAGTATGGTTGCGCAGCAACAAGCAGAGAAAGATAAAATTACAGAACTAACACAAGCATACAAGGAATTACAATCTTCGCAACCTACATTTGAGAATATTGTAAATGGTGCTGGAACAGCAGCTGAAAGAGTGCAAGCATTGCGTGACTCTTTTGCGAATTTTCAAACATCGTTGCAGAGCAGCCAAGACGCTGTTACAGGACTGTCACAAGAGAGTGCAAAATCTACCGCAGCTGGTGATAACGGCATGGCCGACATTAGCAAGACTATAAGCACACGATACATTGTTGAAGGTGCAGATGAGGTGCAGCAGAAAAGTCAAGATGTAGCGAACGGATTAAAGAATGTCGAAGCCTCGTATGCTTCTGCCGCAGCAACCGCGACAACCGCATACAGCGAGCAAAAAAATATAATATCTGCTCTTGAAGGGCAGATACAGAACTTGCAGAATATAATGCAAGGTGCGGTAAAGGCAGGGGATATGTCATCAGCCTCTGAAGCAGCTACGCAAATACAAACGCTGCAAGTACAACTTACACAAGCGAAAGAGAATTTAGGGCAGTTACAACAGCAAGCTCAGGGCGCACAAGATACGCTTAATAACTTTGGTGCAGTTAGTGCTGGCGTTTCGCAAAAAGTAGAAGAACAAAGTACAACTTGGGGCAGATTGAAGGATAAATTCTCATCTGTTGGGCAAGGCTTTTCTAATTTCGCATCAAAACAGGTTGAAGGAGCTAAAGGAGCATTATCATCACTGACTGATACAGTAGATGGAATGGGCATTCCTCTATCAAAGACAATTACGAACTTTGGTAAAATGACAAAGGCTGCAATGGCATTCGTTGCAACGCCTCTTGGCATGATACTTGGTGCGATTGCTCTTGCTCTTAAAGCTGTGCATACGTGGCTTAACAAATCTGCCGAGGGACAGAAAGTTATGGCGCAGGTGTCTGCGTTCTTCGGAAGCATAATGGGTTCTGTGACGGATATTGTTATTGCTTTCGGTAAATATCTGTTCAAGACATTTACTGGCGGAAATAAGGCTGTCAGTGAGTTTATCTCAACGTTTGTAACCTCATTCAAAACTGGATTTAGCGCAGTAAAAAACCTGGTTGTTGGCTTCGGCACTATCTTTAAGGGCGTTTGGCAAATCATAACGGGTGAAATATCCGAGGGCTGGACAACACTTAAGGAGGGCGTATCGCAAATGGGGACAGGTCTTTTAGACGCTGGAAAAAATGTTATTAACCAGATTAAAACAGCAGTTGCAGGTATCAAGGCAACAGTCTCTGTCGTGTCTGGTATGTTTACTGATAATGAACTCGGGAATGCTCTTACAAAGTCTTTGACTGGCATGATACCGAAAGCAAGAGAAGCATCAAAAATAGCTTTGCAAAACTTAGACCTCTCAAAGAAGGAAGGTGAAGCAAAGGAGCGCGCACTAAAACTTGATACAGAAATTGCAGCACTACGAGAAAAGGCGTATACATTAACTGGCAAGGAGAAAGATGCAGCACTAAAAAAAGCGAAACAGCTAACTAAAGAGAAATTCTACGGAAAGGATATTGTTGACCAAAAGACTGGACAGAAAAAACATGAAGATGGTATTCTTGATGTGCAGAAGAAGCAATACGACAACCTTGTTAAACAGAACAGGTTACACACTCAAACATTGCAGACTATCAAAGCAGAACGCCAAGCGAGAATTGGCTTAATGCAGTCAGAAGCCACCGCGGCAGCATCAACACGTATGCTCACGCGCATGGAACAAGCTAACCTCCGTTCAATGGCATCTAAGGCCCAATCTGCCGCAAAGAGAGGGCTTAACCAATCTAATGCAGTTACCTCGGCGAATAGCAAAGTTATAGATGTCTATGACAAAAACAACAAAGCACGCGAGCAAGAAGTCGCGAAGGTAGAGAGTGCAATCGCAGATGCTCGCATTGCAGCCATGAAAGATGGCTACGCTCGAACGCGAGAAGAACGCGAGAAACAAAATAAAGACGAACTTGATAAGATTAAGCAGCAAGGCGATGCAGCAGTAGAAGCCGAAATAAAGCGACAGAAAGCAGAATATGAAGCGGAGCAAGCTGTAATTAAGGCGAGAGGCGGAAAGATAACTGCATGGAATGATAACATGGTCGACAAAAATGCGGTTAACAAGATTAAAGACCAATACAAATTGTTATATGATTTCACGGAGAAGAAGCAGCAAAGAAAGACAGTTGACAGCCTCGCTCAGGCATACGACAAGCAAGAACAAGAACGGCAAGACAAGATTAACTCTCTACGCAACGACATAGCAGAACTTGAAGAACAGTTGTCTAAGGCGACATCACAAGCAGAGAAAGATGAACTTGAAAAGTTGCACCGCAACGCCCAAGCGCAGCTTGATTGGGTGTCCCAATCCAAGGACGCATGGAATGACTATTACGAGAAGTACGGAACATTCTTGGAGAAACGCAAGGCGTTGGGCGAGAAGTTTATGTATGAGACAACTGGTCTTGACCAAGACTCAGCGCAATACAAATTAAAAGTTGAGGAATTTAAGGCTGCGAATAAAGCCCTTGAATTTGAAGAAGTCAAGAAGCAGCTGAATTGGGAGGACGTCTTTGGTGACCTTAGCAGTCTTAGCAAATCTGCCTTGGCAGAGCTACAAAGTCAGCTTGAAACACTAATCAAGAACGATAAAAATCTCTCAATAGAAAGCATTAAGGCCATCAACGAAGCAATAAATAAAGTCCGCGATGAACAGACAAAGAAAGGCTCACTTATAGGCGGATTATTTACTTCGGTACGCAATCTAAAAGAAAAATCACAAGCGGCAAAGACTGCACAAGCACAAGTCCAACGTGTTGGCGGTGGAAGTCTTTGGACGAGATACCAAAATGCTTCGTCAGCAGAAGAAAAGGCAGAAATACGCGCGGAGAAAGTATACGACCCTGTAACTGGCGAGCTGAAAACATTTGGTGATATGCTTGATAAAGCTGCAAAATCAACAAAAGACTTATCAGATGCGCAGAAGACAGCGCAATCCTCAATTAAGTCAGTCGGCAGCGGCTTTACGACAATGTCGAATTTGGGCAAGGACGTTTCTAATATGCTCGGCAAATTCGGTGTTACGATGCCTGAAGGATTTGAAACTATGTTTGATGGATTTGGCGAGATAGGCTCTGCGCTTGATAGTTTTGACTTGACGAAACCAGGGTCTTTCCTTGATATTGGAAATTACGTAAGGGCAATAACTGGCGTGGTCAGTGGTGTTGCAGACGTGTTTTCTGGTATGTTTAAGATGATATTCGGTAAAAGCGACTCACTTAAAGCCTATGAGAATGAAAGGAAACATTACGAAAAACTGTCGGGTATATGGAGTGACCTTATAGAAAAAAAGAAACAATACGTTGAAATGAGTTTCGGAGATGGTGCAAAGGAAGCTATCAAAGAAGTGGAAGCATTATACAAGGCCGAAGAAAAGTCGCTTCAAACACTTGCGACAAAGTATCTGCAAGTACGTAATACAGGTGCTCACAGCTACGGTTATCGCATAGACCGCGACCTTGGAACAAAGGGCTTGCAAGCAATGAGCCAAGCGGCAGGCGTGCAGATTAACAGCGTGTCTGACCTAACGAACCTCAGCTACGACCAACTTGTAGCAGTCAAAGGCGCAGACAATGGCGAATACTGGGCGAAGCTCCCCGTGGAAATGCAAGACTACTTGGACAAGCTGATTGAATGCAAGAAGGCTACGCAAGACTTCCAAGAGGACATGAAGGAGAAGATGACAGGTATCAAGTTCGATGATATGTACTCAAACTTTATGTCAGTTCTCGAAGATATGAACAGCGGTGCAGACGATTTCGTTAATTCTGTAAAGGACAAGATGCGCAAAGCTCTAATAGACAACACGCTTGGAAAAGAAGTCGAAGCATGGACAAAGGATTTTACTGAACGCTATCAGAAACAAGTAGAGGCCGATGGAGGAAAACTGACCGAGGAGGACGCGCGTAAGTTTCAACAAGAACTGGAAGAGAAGAGCAACTACTTTACCAATAAGAGAAACGACACACTGAACAATGTCGGGCTTGGTGGTGAAGCGAGTGACGGGTCACAGACGAAAGGCTTTGCGGCAGCGTCAGAGAGCAGCATTGAGGAACTTAGCGGCCGCGCATTGGCACAGACAGAAGCATTGTATCAGATACGTGATAATCAACTCATTGACACGCTGAAATACGACAAGATAAATGACAGTCTTTGCCAGATGATAAACATCGAAAGAAGCAGAAATGAGTATTACGACACCTCAATAGAGATACAACGTACTTCTGTAAGTCATCTCGCTGCAATAGAAAAGAATACAAATGAGCTGTACAGCATGAATGAGCGACTTGCTAAAATAGAAAAGAACACGCGTAACATATAAGAATATGACTGGACAAATTATAATCAACGGAAAGGATATTTGGTTGAACTATAAGGCACAACCTCTGAAAGGTACTTACAACACACTGCAAGGCAACTTGGAAACGAAAGAAGTAATAAGCAACGAAAGTCGCCTTGAAAATGGAGTAAGACTCGTTATAAACTCGGATAGTATAAAGGTGCAGAAACGCGAGTTTTCACTCACTTTCTTACTTGAGGGAAGTACGTACAGCGAGATACAAGCTAATACAGACCTTATGCTTGGCGTATTGCGCAGCGGTATGATTAACTTTGAGGCAAGACGAATCGGGCAGACATTCAAGCTACTTTTTCGTAAGGTTGAAGAAATCACGGATTACAGAAGAGAAAACTTCAGAACAATCAAAATCAAGTTCCTTGAACCGAACCCGACAGACCGATAAAACTGCACTCTGAATGACATTACCAATATACAGCCCAAAGGGAGAGCTAATATACGAGATGCCCAATATCTTCGTTGGGTGTATCGAACGCAAAGAGCTAATGAAGGAAGATTACGTGGAACTGCATTTCAACCTCGCAGAACCCGTATTCTTCCCCATTGGCTCATATTGCACGTGGCATGACAAGGTGTACCAAGTCACAGAGATACAATCACCGACATACGACAGCAACACGGGCGGTTATCAGTATGAGCTGAAACTCGAAGCATACTACTTCGCGTGGAAGAACAGAATGTACAAGTACAAATCGGAGTACAACAACACGCTGGAGGCATCATTCAACCTCACGGCCAACCTCAGAGAACAGGTCTACACCCTTGTGCGCTGCCTTAACGATGTGGAGGGCATGCTCTATAATGGTACGGACAAATACGATTTTGACGTGAATAAGGTTGATGACGATGTCTTGAAAAAGGTCAAAACGCAATCTTACTCGTCAGTCAACTACATTGATGCGCTGGCACAGATAGCAGAGGCTTGGGACACTGAATGGTGGGTAATAGGAAACGTGATACACTTCGGCAAATGTCAGGACGCAGAGGGAACGAATGTGGACTTTATCCTTGGCAAGAACGTTGAAAGCATGGACGGGTCTAAGAGCGAAACAGACTACGCAACGCGTGTGTATGCCTTTGGCTCGTCAAACAATCTGCCTGCAAACTGGGATAAAGGTGATGTAGAGCTTACCGTCACGGGGCTGAAAGAAACAACAGACAGTTGGTATTTCACCTCCGAATATCCTTTCTACTCCGAGTATTTTGACAAGGTTTCAGAGATAAAGGTTGAGAAGCCAGCTGTGAATGATTTTGGCACAATATCGATTGATAAGAAAACATTTTATTATTATGATAAATACTTGATAGGTGCTGTCAGTAGTGCTAAAACGGAGTATATCAGTATTACGGCAAAGAATGCTGTTAAGTTAAGAGAAGGGTCTTATGAAGAACAGAAATCTGGAATCGGGTTGCTTCTATCATGGAGTACAGTCGGACCAATAGATAGTCAATGGTATATAAGTGGGCGAATATACGCGATTGTTCGTTGCGTTGACAGTGGAAAGGGTAGTGCTGTTAAAATTGGCGGAAAAGAATATGAACGTGTTTTGGCGTATAAGGAGTATTCACTCAACTTGAACGAATATGGCTCAGGCTCAGGTCAGCAATACAACTTGTATCAGTTCTGTATCCCGTCTGTAAAATTAACCGAAGAAACTTCTGTTACGATTGAATATCTTTTAGTTTTAGAACTTTCAGCCCGTGGGGTAGAAGGGAAGTTGTCCATATCAGATGAAACAGCGAGCCTTGGCTTTGCAACAACGAAAGACGATTCATACACTCAGGCGGAATGCAAAATAACATTCACTCAAACGAAAAAGGAAGCAAAGGCTATATGGTATAACACTACACAATACATCGAACCATCGCTTGACGTACATACGAGTATGTTCAAGATTGCTAAGAGCGCAATCACGCTTAAAGGCGGAGAAAAATTCACGCTCAACAACCTTGTAACAGCGAAGCTTCCGACACACTTCTTCCCAGCGAACAAGCAAGACGCAGAGGTAATCAAGGCCCTCGCTGAAACGCGATTAACGCTGCCGTCGCCTGGATATATAGACACACAAGAGGCCAAGGACGGAGAGATTGTTGAAAAAGTGCTTGTATTCGATGACATCTACCCTCGCACTAAATCAAAAATAACAGAGGTGCGCGACAAACTGCAAAATGTAGTGGACGAGAACAAGCAGCCCACAGGCGAGAAATACACCGAATATTACATCAAGACAAACGAGTTCGTCTTTGATAGAGCATGGCAACTGCCAAATGGTGAGAATATGCAAGTTATCTTCCAGTCTGGCCCACTCTCAGGACTGACCTTTGATGTGCAGTTCAACAGTTCCGAAACGCCCACAGAACCAACCATTGACCATCAATTTTTTCGCATTCTAAGAAAGCAGTTCGATGGCGGTCTTTATCTCCCTAACAAGTCAATGCACCCCGAAAAAGGCAACGAATTTATCCTAACTGGCTGGGACAGCTCGCGAATTGAAAACCTTGGACTTATAGGCAAAGCTCAAGAAGAACTTGCAACGGAAACGCAGAAGCAAATCAAGAAAATGATGATTGACCCGAATACCTACGAATGTACCTTATTCTCTGACATAGCGTATGGTGTGAGGGAGAAAACAAGCATTACCGATGACAGCGGCAACACACTCGTTGACGATTACGGCAATGAGATAGTGCAAGATTATAGCGGCAGCGACCTTGACGCAAAAAACGCATGGGACTTCGACCTCGGCAGACGAGTAACAATGTATAACGCTGCACTATTCCGCAGCGGAAAGCGCGAAAGCCGCGTTATGGGCTACGAAAAGAAGATGGACATACCTTATGACAGCCCAACATACATCATCGGAGAAAAGGCCACCTTCTCCAAGTTCAAGGACTTGGAGAAGCAGATAAATAACGAAGTAAGCCTTAATATTGGCGGCAGCACACTCGTAAGCGAAGGCACATCGGGCGGAGCATCGGTCTACATTATCAAGACAAACGACACAACGAAAGAAACTGATGATAATGTGTATTCTGCTCTCCGAATGAAGAACACCTTTCTGCACAGCCGCGATGATGACAACGCGCAAGGGCTTATAACGTTTGAAGCTGGAGCAATGTTCGCAAGCGGTTACAGCGGAAATGACACTGCCGCAGATGGTATAATAGAATATTTTGAATAAGATATATGGCGAGATTACTTAGCACATGGTTCAACGGGTTTGTAGGAAGCGCAAGAAGCACAGGAAACAAGGTGCTTAACGCTTTCGGCAAGGTGGTGTGCGAGATGCAAGAATACTTTGCTTCGGACTTCATGGGCCATGGGTGGAAGATATTCAACAGCGGTTCGGAAGAAAGCCCCGAATATACGCTTGAAATAGACAATGTAAAGGTGCGCAAAGCCTTTATAGCCCATGAGCTGATAATAGACCAAGTGCGTGCGATATGCGGCTCACTCGGCATTAGCCAGGCGTGCGGCAAGGTAAAGGAAGTGAGTCTGCGCACCGATGAACACGGAAACCAATACTACCTTATTAAGCTTGAAGGCGAAGCCACTCACGGGTATGGCGGCTTTGCGAAGAATGACCTTATACGCTGCCAGCGTGTGGAGGTAGGTTCTGATGGCGTGACTAAGGGCATAAAGGGCTACTGGGTGAAGATTGAGAGCGCAAACATGAAGGAGGGTTGGTTCACCGTCATGGCCAGCGAGTTTGTGGGCGAAATCTATCAGAATGACGATACGGAGAAGGTATTAAACAATGATGTGCCGATGAACTTGCCTGCGGCTGGTGACGAGATTGTGCAGTATGGAAATACGACCGTCACGAGCCGACAGAATGCGATATACCTCCATGCCACCGAGAACGGTGTGCCAACCATTGACTTGCTCAATGGCGTAAACTCCAAGTCGTTTTCGGACAAGATAGTTTGCAGTTTGGGCCGCATACCTAATAGTGAAGCATTTGGACTCTATATGCGAAAAGGTACGATAGTGTCTTTTGATGATGAGACTGGAAAAGACAACTATATCTTTGACCATGATGGCTATTTTGACCTTGGGCGAGGAGCTATAACGTACAACCCTGCAACTGGTGTTGTCACAATAGGCAGCGATGTGGTGATAAAGTGGGGTGCGAACAGCAAGAGCAATGTGACCTATCAGATAGGCAGCAGCGGAGTTAATGCGCCAACGGGGACATGGCTAAACAGTGTGCCGCCATCGGAAGTGGGCAAATACCTGTGGACGCGCACGAAATGGCCCGATGGTACGTACTCTTACAGCGTGAGCTATATGGCCAAAGATGGTGCGCCTGGTAAAGATGGCACGGACGGAGAGAATATGCGTCCCAATCTGCTTGACTATACCGAGTTCAAGCAAGAAACGTTTGACAATGTGCCAAATCCCGACAAGGCCTTTGCTTTGGAAGGCACAAGGGCCGAGGGCTTGAACGGACATGGGGCGATAAAGGTAGAAAGTGAGCAAACAGTGAATGTAGAATCACCAATTAAAGAAATTAATGTTGACTTTTTCCAGCAGAATGTCAAGAATCAAATAGCACCATCTACGTGGTACACGCTATCTTTTTATTTACTTGGTACAATCGTGGAGCGACCTGTCTATACCTATCTGTGGACATGGGACAAAAATGGCCTTACAATGGTTGATACCACAGAAAAAATGATTGTGGACGGAAAGGAACAAGACACACCAAAAGATGGTGGTGTTAAATTCCAGCCAACATATTCGTGGACTCGTCACACAGTGACGTTCAAGACTTCTGACAATTTGCCTGAAACTTGCCTTTGTATGTTCAGAGTTGTGAAGAAGTTTACTCAGCAAATCCATCCGATTGTTCCGTGTGTTTACGTTACAGAGCCGAAATTTGAAGTTGGCAAGGCTGCAAGCGCATGGACGAGGAGCGACAACGATATTGTTGGTATTGTGGTAGACAAGATAAATATGCCATCATGGGTGCGTCAGTGGGACGGACAGACCACCGAACTTGGTGCGGATTATGTGGCCGCGAAGAATGCCGCATTTGGTACAAAGGACGCAGACGGAAAGTTTACAGGTATCGCTATGAGCGGTGAGGGCTTCGACCTTGGCGGCAAGGACACGAATGTGGTTGGGCTGTATGGCATCTCTAAGAACATCTGCCGTGTGATAATTGACCCGAAGAACGAGAAGTATGCGTTTCATGGGAATATCTTCTGCGAGAGCGGACAAGTAAACGGATTGCTTGTAGGGTCATATCTAAAGGGGCTAACACAAGTTACGAATGAAAATGAATGGAATAAAGCATTTGAACTAAAAGGCAGCTATTACAGACCGAACTTTTTTGTTATTAACCCAATAGTCGTATTGTCATACGAAATAGGCGGCACAAGGAAAATCTCTCTCCCTCCTTATGGTAATAAACCTGATGATTATGCTGAAAGTATAGCGTTTCTTGATTATAAGTTCTATATTATAAACAAGATGCCGCAAGTTCTTTCACAGAATATAATAGACATAAAAACTGGCATACCAGGCGCACTATACAAAAAGGATTCGACTATGTCATCAGGCAAGAGTTCAATATCCAATTACAGACTCATGACTGGTAAGGCTGTCATATTAACTGGCTGTATTGAAGGAAACGGGAGTTTCTATTGGCTCGTAGAAGAAGGCAGTACGAGCAGCGACCTTGGCAGCGGCAGTATAGAGAAGCCTTCATTTACCATTAAGGACAACACGAATATAGGGCAAATGACATGGAATAAAGTGCCACTGGCACCTGGCCCTTCTGATAATGGAACAATAAAACCTTAACAATATGGCAACAGTAAAACTCAAAGACGTATTAAAATCGCTGCCGCAGGACACGAGTCTGACGGGCAGCGAGATGGTCGTAATAAACGATAACGGGGAGAACAAATACATACCCTACTCAACGATAAAGAGCGGTCTTGTCAATGCTCAGGAGCGCAGCACCTTGGCAAACACCGCAGAATGGCTTATTGCGCACGACAATGTTACGACCATTGACGAGCTAAACAAGGAACTTGACGCGTTCAATGCTGAGACTGCACAAGGGTTGCACCGCGTGAAGTGTTGGGGTATTCCGTTGTTTGTGACGTTCGCAATTCTGAATGTTGGTGACACCGTGCTAATGCAGACGATACAAGGCAGCATTACGTTCAATTCAGCAAAGACGAGCATTGCGTCAATCAACACCACGGGCAACTTGACCATTGCAGTCCGTTACTATCAAGGCGGCAAGTGGGGCAGCTGGAATACACTGATGACACCAATCAAGCCCCCGACAGTGCAGAGTGGCGCAAAAGGCACTTCGGCAAATTACGTGTATTCGCAAGGTGATTCCGATAATCCTCGCACAATATTGAGCAGCAAAATGTGGATATACCAGAATGGAGGCAGAGAAAAATTTCTTAGAATTAAGCACTGGGGCGGAGCTAATGACGAGGCCGAGACAAGTTACAGCCAAGTGTATCTGCCAAACGTATGGATTGGCGGCAACGGGCTGATGAGGTGGGACGTGTACAAAAGGCTTGACGCATTTGAACTTCGCGAGCAGAACTCTACCGCCACAGAAGTAAAGATTGTGACACCCATCTTTACCACTGGCGGCACGCGAGAATTAAGCATTTCGGCTGCGACAACTGCAAAGGCTGGTGTGATGACGGCAGCGGACAAAGAACTATTGAATAAAATTAAAGCAAAACTCGGATTATAATGAACAGACTGCAAGAAATTAGGATAGAATGCGTAAAGATAGCAGCATCTCGCGGCGACATAAAGCCAGATGAGATAGTTGAATTGGCGAGAGAGATAGAAGCCTATGTAAGGAGAAAGGAGGGCGAATTTTGACTGATATAATACAAACTATCAGTTCTATCGTGACAGGCGTAGCTATACCTGTGCTTGGCGTATTCCTTTTTTATGATGCAAAGAAACGAGAAGCATCAGCAAAAGCAGGTAAGGCCGAGGCAGACAACATCACGCAATATGCCGCACAATGGCAGAAGTTGTATGATGAGAAAGTGAAGCACGAAGAGGAACTGAATGAGAAGATTGATGCGCTATATGTGCAGTTGAATGAGCAACGCGATGAACTTACACGACTGAAAAAAGAAATGGCAGAATTGATGGTTAAGCAACAATATGCGGAGAGTCAGAAGTGTACGGTGTTTGGCTGTCCAAATCGCCAGCCGCCTCAACTTGTGTGTGCAAGCAGTAATCACCCTGAACAATGAGTCTATGAGATTGACGAGATACATCACGGAACTGATACGTGTGAATAGTGGTCACAGCAGCAAGGCATTCTTCCTTGTGGCTGTTACCATGATAGGGTGTGTATTGTTGCTTTGTGTGGCATTTGTGCTGATATGGGAAGTCATGAACAGTAACACAATACACACCGACCTTATGGGGCTTAGTGCTTTCGTAGGCAGCGTGGCAAGTTTGTTTGTTACAGCTGGCATTACTAAAGTGTATGGCGAAAAACGTGAGAACAAAACTGAATAAAAATTGGCGCGTTTCACAACGCACCAACCATCACATAACCATGTCAAAACAAAAATATTAACACCTACAAAGATAAGAAAAATAAGTTTAGACGT